AACGTCCGCCGGTTTTCAAGACTGCCGAGTTAACTACAAAAATCAATACCTTAGCTATTTATCGTTTCCGCAACGTGGAGTTTTTAGCCAGCCTACAGCCCGCATGTATCAAGGGACGTGCATTGGGTTGCGGAAATGATTTACCCCTCCTCCGGCGTCCCTGCCGAACGATCTCCCAACTCAATAATTTGCCTGCTACGCTGTTCGCTCCACGGAGGAACAACGATGCCGAACTCAGACCTAATCCCTTCCCTGCTTTCCAAACTCTACGAAAACCAACTTGCCCTCGAGGCGTCCATCCTGGAGCTGTCAAATTGGGTTGAGCAACGTGGCTCCGCCGAGGTGGCAGACAACGTGCGAGGCGCCCTCTTCACGATCGGACACAACGAAGAGTTCATCAAAATGACTCTCGCCGTGCTGATGGAATCGGAATAGTCGCAAGCCCCTACAGCTCGTCGGCTCAAATCGCACCACGCCCAAACCTCGATTACTGTACGTACATACAGTATTTGAGATTCACGCTATGAACGTTGAAATGGACACCGATGATTGGCTCGGTTGCCCCACTCCGCTGGAGATTTACCAGCACCAGTGTGCACTTCTCGTAGACGAGTTGGTCGAGACCGAGCGCATGCTGCGTAGGGCCCGAGCCAATATCTCCGGCCTGGTGCAGATGAATGACCTGCTGATGACGGGAAAGGCCGAGACAGAAGCAAAGCTCGCCGAGGCGCTTGAAAAAATAGGCAAGCTGGAAAAACGGTACTCGTTATACCTTCCCTGCTTTCCAATTTCTATGCAGATGAGCATTTCCTTGAGGCTGATCTCATGGAGCTTTCCAACTGGAGAGCAGTCTGGAATCTTGAGCATGAAATCCAGGAGCGCGCGCTCCATCAAAACACTATCCCAGAGTCTTTAACTGCTCCCCCGCTGCACCTAGAGCTTTACTTGGGTTGATTTCTCAAACCTAAGCCACTCTGTGACGGCTGTAACTTTTTTCATCGCAGGACGCTCAATCAATGAGAATGTTAGGCCACATATAAAAACCAAAACCGGCGTGAGCGCCAGAATAACAAAACAGTATTGAAGCGCACTGACCTGACTGATCACCGCAACCCCAAAAACCAACTTAAACATCACATACAACAGAATCCCATGAAGAAGATACATACTATAAGCTAATTCCCCCATCACTCGCGAGACCTTGCTTTTAAACAAACCGAAAACACTATTACCACCTGCAATCAGACAGAAAGCAGCTACCATTAACGCCTTCGCCAACACACTCTCATAAATAGACGAAAACCCTGTAAAAACCACACCCAATAACAACAAGATAATTACAGAAGAAAACTTAGAAGCGGAGAAATTCTTAAACGACTCCAGCCTGACAACAAGGGCCGCGAACATGCCGCCAACAAACAGCCAATAAAAACCATTGGCAAAGTACAGGCTACCAAACATATACATGCATAGCACACTCAAAAACAGATACTTAATTGAGGACCTGCCTCCAATGGCCAAAAATACCAAAGGAAGCGCAAAATAAAACGTCCACTCATATGGGAGACTCCATGCAACACTCGCATTAATAAGATTTGTATTCGCCAGACCATTTATATCAGGAGAGCCATATCTAATAGTGAATAAAAGCCATTTGGAAATACTCAGAAGTATTTCACTGGGCTCACCGGGCGGCTTATCCCTGGTAACCATAAAAACAATTAAAAACAGCAACCCCATCGAGAAAAAGTAGAGAGGCACCAACCTTAAAAATCTAGACACATACAACCTAAGCCAATCAACTCCAGTGTTACGAGCATCGAGCATTTTAGAAAAGAACAGAAATCCGGTTATCATAAAAAACAGCGAAACTCCGACCTGTCCAAAACTTACAAAAACTCTAATTGGCGGATTAGACCAACTACCACTCTTCAAATAAAAAAACCATATGCAAGAGTGATGAAGGAATACAAAAAAAGCCAAATACCCTCTCAATCCATCAATAGTAACAAACCGACCGACACTATCTGAAACAGACAATCTGCTAGAAATAAAATAAGTCGACAACAAAGCTATAGATATCGCCAAAAAGGCAAAAAGCACGCCAATCACTTCCACTCTTTTTACTTCCTATTGTATTTTTACTATTCATTCCTACCATAATATCTTTTTTTCACTCGCTCTGCATTTTAAACGAAGGACTCCTTAGCACCCCATGGATGATTCATTTGATGGCTCTGACATAAGCTTGGCACGCACGCAAGGCAATTACGGCGTTATCCCCATCGTCGGTGATGGCAAAAATTCTTTGAGCATACGCTGGGTCAAGTTGGGCTCGACGGGCTGCATGAACCACGCCGATGGCGCCGGGGGTGGTAGGCACGTTGCAGCCACTGGCTGAATCCTCGATGAGGACTGACAGCCGGACATCAGCAGTAGCAAGCTGGTCACGCAGGCGAGCCTGGTTGCGCTGGGCATCGGATAATTCCTTGGAGTGTTGTTGGTCCTGGCTGTAGAGCTGCTGCTCCAGTGCTAGGCGCTTGCTCTGCTCGACGCGGGCTTTATCGGAAGCGGCACGGCTGATCGAGGCCAGGTCATCCTTGTGAAGGCCGGCCTGCTCCGCCAGCCTTTCGCCCAGGCGCCAGTCCTGAACCTGCCACGCGCCACCAAACCCGATGACCAGCGCCAGCAGGATTGCCAGCCCCAGGCCGATCAGCTTCTGAACGGGCGTCATCACGGCACATCCTTGAAGAAGACATGGTGACCAAGGCGCAGCGTCTGCGTGGCCTTCGCCGCCCAAGCCGGGGCTTTGGGCATGGTTGTCGCGTAGTAATGCGTGGCGCCGCCGGTTGGATCTGGTACCGCGCCAGACATCACTTGGTCAGCCGCCCGCTGCGCCTGGGCGAACTGCGCCGCCGGGATCTGCTTTGCACCGCTCAGATATGCGTAGTTCGGGTCGTTCTGGTTCCAGCAGCTGAACTGCCAGGGCTTCAGGCACACGCCGGCGTAACCCTCCCCCCACCACGACTTGGCCTTGCCGTCGAACACACGGTTGCGGATGGTCCAGGCCACGGCGATCTGGCCGGACAGCCCCTCACCGCGGGCTTCACCCCATAGCGTGCGCGCCAGGATGTCCCGGTCTTTCTCGGTTGCGTTCATACTTTTCTCCAGGCGTAAAAAAGCCCGCTCAGTTGGCGGGCTGTTATTTTTCGGCAGTGGTCGTTGGCGGCTGCATGTCTACCCTGGGCATTTCAAGTCGCACATCGATCCAGCTATTCAGAGGCACATCAATGGGCGCCCCCCGGCCCGGCACCATCTCCCCGTCCTCAGTGAGCGTCCATCGCTGCTTGAACAGGCGCACTACGACCGTGCCATCCTCATCTTGGTGGCTTTCAGTGAGCCCCAGCATTCGACCGCCGTCAGGGGAGCTCGGATCATGGGTGCGCCACCCCTCAAGCGCCAGCCCAAGGCTACCCGACAGTTTGTACTCGCCCAAACTGATGCGCTCTACTGTGATCCCCCTAGCCTCATCATTGGCCACGCCCCATTCTCCGGCTGGCTCAAACGATTGCTCTTGAAGGTCTCGGCGCTCACTTTGCGATACGTTTGCGATTCGAACGATGGGTGATGCTGCTGACAAAGCGCCGCCCGAACCGCGAGTGGTGTTCCCGGTGTGATACACCTCTTGAGCAGCACCAAATGTCCCTGCATTTCCGAGAGCGCAGCGAAAAAGCATTCGATTGCTGGAAAAGCCCATCGGGAAATAGAGCTGCGCCTCGTATGTAGCGTTGTAGGGGATCCGGATCATCCCTGCGTATGATACTCCAGAGGATGAAGGTCCCTCTCCTACTTGATAGAACCCTCCGCCCTGACCGTTGCCAGGAGAATCATAGCCAGAAGCACCAGGTGCGACCGGCGTAGAAACACCAGAAGGGTTTTTGAGGACCAATGCCGATGCATCAAGATTGGCTGCCGAACCCAATAAATTGGTCCTAGCATAGAGTTCTTGCGTCATTGCGTTTATCTTTACCGCACCACTGCGAGTCGTGTCGCCGCCAGCACCTGTTGGAGCTACACCTATATTTATTTCTTGCCGTGCCATTCTCGACTCCTTAAATAATTTGTTTCGCAAATACGACAGGGTTATACAAGGTGGTTGATAGGTCTACCCCAACAGCTTGAATTAGAAGCCGGTCATTGTTGTATTCCCATATCGCGTACATATTTCCTTGGCGAGAAGTTAGTCCAGCAACATCCATGGCGATGTTATTTAGCAGCATGTAGTCACCACCAGCCAAACTAGATGGGGCCGTCCATGAGAGGCGCGACTGCCCCTGCCCAGTGGACACTGACCCCAGGTAAGTCCAGCTTGTGATGGTTCTGGTGAACTGAGCACAAGGAGTTCCGTTATCAAAGAGAAGCTTTCCGTTCGCATCCCACAATCTGAACCCGAAACTGGCGGTCGGCTCGGACTTGAACGCGGCGGCAAACCACTTTCCGGATGTAGCCTGACCAACAACCCCCACAAAGGAGAAACCGGTCCAGGCCCTAGCTGAGCCGCGCACCAAGCAGAAGCAGAACCAATTGGACTGATCAGGCCGAACAAATACCAGTGGAGGCTCATCTGTCGTGATGGGTTTTGCAAAGTTCACCACGACGCCCGACCCTGTACCGCTCCAAGTTCCTTTATCCAGCGTTGACAGCCTTGAGAATTCAGAGTCGATGACTACAACATCCGACCCGTTCTTAAACATCATTCCATAAGACATTACCTGTACCTCATCACAAGTAACCTTTGAGTTGATGTTCCCAGCGGCCCACTCGCGCTTTGCCTATTACCGAACCAAACCCGGACAACGCCATTTAATATTTCTAGAATAAATCCAATCGCGCTATAGAACTGCCCACCTGTGTCATAAGGCGCAATGGGTACGCAAACCGCCGAATACTTTGTCGGCTCGACGCCAGGAACCGAGATATCAACGTATCGACCAGCACTCTTTGGCACCAAGGCCGAATACGTAACCCCCACGGTAAATGATGTCTCATCAAGCTCCAGTACTCCAGTAGGCCCCCACACCCTAGCCCCGAAACTCATGCGTTAAGATCTCCCCATTGATATCGCTTAATTCCGCCGGCATCGAATATCTTGCCGCCAGCATTGTTTATTACTTGGCGCGCCTGCCCAGTTCCCAGTGAACTATTGATTTCAAAGGTCCCGTCGAAGAACAGCTTCCAGCCAGCCTTTCCTGGGTCATAATTGTTCGACTGAATGAAGTTGCCGATCTTGGCGTTGGTGATAGTGCCGTCCTGGATGAACGCGGCCTTAATGAAGGTCTGCCCACCCTGGACTGCGAACGGCACCGATCCGGCCTGACCAATGGCGAACCTATCGGCGTCGATGATGAATTGCGACTGCAAGCCACCGGGCCCGTTCTCCAGCCCCAGGCCAATACCGGCGTACTTGTAGAGCCCGGTGGCGGTCTCGTACTGCATCCGCACCGACCAGTTCGCCGTGACCTTGC